TTAATCTTTCTTATAATTCCGATTTATATGATTTACTCAAAAAGGCATATTATCGTGAGAAAATCGAACGCGAAAAATTAAAAGAAATTTCAGGTACAAATAACCATAAAATGTCCCTGTATTGTCCCTCAACCAGCAACCTAACATTTTTATAAAATGAGTCATAAAAAAAATACAAATTTAGCTCCCGCAATTATTGAAATTAATTACGTGAAATTAGCAGATGTATCAACAATTGATTTCGGTAGCCTTCCAAAATCAAGAATTGTAAATCTTAATCATGGAGCTGTATGGTCGAATATTTATTTTACTCCCGGTAAAATAAGTTTTGAGGAACCCATTACAGATTCCAGCGCCGGAAGAATATGGCAACAGAATCTTACTTTGTTTTTCCCGGGTATCGACCTTACTGATAAATCTGATTTTGATAATTATGAAAATATCAGGTTCCTGGTAAAGTTCAAATATTCAAATGGTGATCAATACCTTATAGGTACAAAAGTAAATCCTTGCAAATTCTCACTCAATTATTCATCGAATGATGGAGGCAGCACCATTTCTTTTTATAAAAATGCCAATCAACCTGCCTATATTTTACAGGTTTAAACATTTATAGTCCTTTCACTGATTTGGTACAGTATATAATATTGTATCAAATTATGTAAGGTGTTAGAACGTATAATCGAAATTCTCAGCGCCAGATGGCTCATAAACATGGAGGTAGTTTTAAATTACCTTCCATTGTTGTTTGCTTTCATGAATGGATATAAGATCGCCCCGGGTGATTTCATAAGTGAAAAAGATAAGGTAAAACCATATGCCATTAATCCTTCCCTGATCGGTGCTGTTGGAAAATATGATCTTACTTCTCCTGATATTCAGGAAAACAGTGTGGCAGTTATTCCCGTTCAGGGAGTTCTTACCGGGTGGAAGAGTATGGAGCTGGAACAATTCATAAAGCAAGCTGATGCTAATCCCAATATAATTTCAAAATTATTCCTGGTTAATTCTCCGGGGGGGATGGTTTTCTATACTGACATCCTGGGCAATACAAATGCCAACAGTGAAAAACCGTCAGTATCATATGTATTACAGATGGCTGCTTCTGCTGCCATGTGGTTTGTTGCAAATACAGATAAGATTATAGCATCCTCCCCTCTCGATCAGTTCGGATCCATCGGCGTGATGACAACCTATATGGATTTCACCAAACTTTTATCTGAAAAACTTGGAATCACTAAGGAAGATTTTTATGCCAGGTTATCAACGAACAAAAATGAGATATCCAGATTGCTGCAGGATCTGACTCTTACACCCGAAGAAAGAACTGGTCCATTGCTGGATCAGCTTGATTATATCAATGAAATGTTTCATTCTGTCATTCGTGATCAGTTAGATATAGCTGCTGATTCAGAAGTATTTTCAGGTAAAATGTATTATGCACCAAAAGCAATTGAACTTGGCCTGGCACATTCTATAGGAACTTTTGAAAATGCACTTCAAACGGCTTATAACATGGGTATTGTTAATTCAATTAAAACATACGGAAATAAATTTTAAAACCAAATACGAACAATTATGAAAAAATTAATCTTAGCGTTTTTAGTCATCCAGGCTTTCGCCAAAACACCCGAAGGAAAGGAGTACCTCACGGATGAAGAGCGTGCAAAAGTAGCCGCCCAGTTCGGTGAAGATTTTACCGCACGTTTTGTTGAGCTTCTTGGAAAATCAGAAAGTAGTGGCGATGATAACATGGCGGGAGAATATCTGAATCTGGTTCAGCAACTCAATACTGCCCGGGCTGAGTTGACTTCATTGCAAAGTGATCGCACGGCAACACAGACAAGCATCACACAGATGCAGGCCACAATCACAACTCTCCAGGGAGCTGTAAATACGCTTGCAGGAAGAAGCGAAAATGATCCCCCTGCAGGTGGTCGTGGTGGTGCCGGTTCGGATCCGCAAATCAATGAAATGGATGATAAATTTCTTTTGGGAATTAAAGAACCTTTCATGGCCATTGATGAAAAGCATGCATATAACCGCAGGGCTTATGCATCCATAATGTCAAGAAAAGGAATGATTCACACGGTACCGGCCGCAACCGATATTGATTATGAATCTTTGAAAACCGACCTGGGTGAATATTACAGGGTAAGGAAACAGAATCGTATTCAGAGTTTTGTTCAGAGCCTTCCGAACCTTGAAACCATTTTCCCGTTGGAATCCAATTACCAGGATCAGGCCGTGCTCGTGAATTTATTCATGGGTGAATTTTCGCAGGCAGACAATACCATCATAAGTGATTTTGAAAACGTTTCCAAAGGTGAATACAAGCTCGAACCTGAAATCCTTCAGATGTATGATGTAATGTTTGCCAAAGTTTTCCGCGATCTGAAAACATTGGAAAAAACATGGATTGGTTATCTTAACCGCGAAGGATCTGATCCTATAAAAATGAGTTTCATTGAATATATCTTGGTTGAAACAGCTAAGGTATTACTCAATGAACAACAGACCCGCCGTATTAATGGTGTAAGGAAAAACCCTACAGCAAATGTAGCCGGAACCGCCATGGAAGCTGCCAATGGTTTAAGAAAGTTCATTAAGAATCAGATTGCTCTTTTCAAAGTAAAACCATTTGCCATCGGAGAATGGACTGCTTCCACAATTTCCAATTATATTTATACAGCAACCGGTATGATCCCTGCAGTTTTGAGAGATTCCGGAAATATTGTATTATATATGTCGCCGGCTGCCCTGGTGAAATATCACAAAAACCGTGAAACTTTATATGGTTTGAATCAGGATTATAAAGCCGATTTGATGTATGTTGCTGAATATCCTCAGGTAAAAATCATTCCAATACCGGGTATGAATGAATCTCAGAGAATGATCTGGACCATTGATGGGAATATCCGCCTGTTCGAAGATCAGCCCGGAGAAATGACCAGGTTTAAAATTGAACTGAAGGACTGGACCATCAAGGTATGGAGTAATTGGAAAGAATCTGTATGGGCAATCATGACAGGTAAGAAATTTGCATCTGCCGCTGAAATGCCTGATGATTATTCAACCCAGATGATCTTTACTAATGATGTAGACGAACCTGCCGATTATTACATCCCGATGACTAAGAATGATACTACGCCAAGTGTGTTGAATCATACTTCTTTAGTTTCTGTAGCCAACTCACAGGCCACTGTAATTACTGATATCACAGATTGTGCCGTTGGACAAGAAGTCCGCTTAAAATGTGGTAATGTAACCAATGCACCTACAATAGCACAATCCGCTAAATTCAGTCTGTTGTCTGCAGCATGGAATCCGGATCTGAATGATATTCTTATCCTGAAAAAACGTTCTGATGGCAAATTTATAGAATTGGCAAGGATCAATTCAACATCAGATGCCATTGTAATTCCAGCTAATGATACCACTCCTGATGTAAGTGATGGAAGTATTTTCGTAACCAGTCCCAATACTACATCACCTCTGGCTGATGTTAAGATTACTACGTTAGATGAAGCCGTTTACAGCAAAGTGTACAGAATCTATGGCGGAAGCGATACCAATCCTACTGTTATAGAAAATGCAGGAAACTTTGTACTTACTGCTAATATAACACTCACCAGCGGTGTTTATATCGACTTGCAGAAATCGGAAGTTGATGACAAATTCTATGAAATTGCCAGGGGATAATTATTAATCTTTAAAATTAAATTATCATGTATACAAAAGTATCAGTCGCAAAAGCCGATGCCAATCCCGGAACCGGTGGAGACAAGAAGAACAAAATAACCGTTTTCGATCTCGATGACGTGTTAACATATCCCGCACGCGATTCCAAAGGTATTGTAATCAACGATAATATCATATTCAAGCCGAATGCTTATATGATAACCCTCTATGCTGAAATCACAAGCATTGCAGTAAATGATGATACAGATGGTGATCCGGATGCAAAATCAACAATTCAGACAGTAGCTTTTGATCATCCCGGTGATTCAACTGAAATACGTGAGTTCATTGAAAATTGGAAAAACAGGAACTGTGGTATCATCATTGAAAAAATGACAACAGCTGCAAAAACATTGCACGGAGCCCCTGAAGCTCCGCTGCAGTTAACCTCCAAAGGAGTGAATGATAAGGATAAGAAAAAGAAAACGATGGAATATAAATCACTCCTTAAAGGACCGGTACATGCTGATTATAATGGAACACTCACTTATGATGCAGTAACCGATACAGTTGATGCAGATGCCACAGTAATTGATGTTACAAATGGTGAAGGCCGTTATCAGTTAACTGATGGTGGTACAAATGCTGCTACAATTACAACAATGACAAATGCCGTTGATGGAAATATGTACAGCATCCTGGGTAGTGGTGGTTCTCATCCTTCAGTAATCGCCGGTATCGACTTTGTTTTGAGAAATGGAACTTCATGGACAGGCATTGCCGGAGCTGTTTTAACAGTGAAAGCAATCAAAACAGGTACATCACCTGTGGCATGGAAATTTATCGAACAAAGCCGTTCTTAGAACCTTTTGAATAGTTTGCATATGGCAAGGGCATCCCATTGGGGTGCCTTTTGCTTTTCGTCCTTTCATAGCGAAATAGCAGTATTTATGTTTGTATCTACAATTTATTAATAAGTAAACATTTTATTCATGAAAAAGATAATCATTGAATTTTTCAAATTTGACCGGACTTATGCCAAAGCAGTCCAGTTATATCATCAATATGGTAACAAACACTCCCTGAAAAGGCAAATCAATGTTATTCCGGAGAGTGATATGTTGCGCGGTGTTTTGTTTGAAGAACTGCGTGAAATGGCAGGTATTTCAATGAATGAATTCAGGGTAATGATGAAAAATTCTGTTAAAATTAAAGTTGCCGTTGTTGCTGAAAATACAGCAGCTGAACCGGAAAAAAATAAAATTGAGAAAGAAATTTCATTATTTGAACAGGCACAGGCCGCATTCAATGCCGGTGATTATCTTAAAACACGGGATTTGCTCAATGATGCAATAGTTTTGCATGATGATTCCGAAGAGATTGATGATAAATATCAGCAATTGATGAATCAATTCAATATCTTCAATGATCCTGAGCTTATTTCTGAGCCGGTAAAGAAGAGTATTAAACTTCGTGAAGAGTTTCCATTCCTGAAGGATCCATCGTGCCCTGATGAGTTTAAAATACTTGTCAGTGATATGATCACTGCTTATGAAAAATATAAAGAATCTCATGAAGCTTTATTTAGCGCCAGTACAGATGAAGAATTATTGAAGTCTTGCCAGGATACAGTGGAAAATTATCTTGAAAACCGTGAGATCTGGGATGAACTTAACCATTATAAGCAAACCGGTGAAATTCTTGGTACACATCCCATATTCAAATTAAAACTGCAAAAGATTCAGATAGCAGATCTATCATTGGAAGATCTCATTAAACGCGATGATACATTGAAAAAGGCTATTTCACGAGTGAATAAGCAGCTTACTGATGAAGATAAGCCACATTTGACCGAATCAAGAACCCTTTCCCTTAAGGCCAAAAATTATGAACTATCTGAAGTAGCAAAAGAAATTAAGCGCAGGGGTCAGAAAAAATAATATATGGCTAATCCTTTCTTTTCACTGGATGATTTAGGCAAGAAAGAAAAAGAGGATAAGTCAAAATTAATCCGCGAGCAGTTTCTTACATTTCACGAGCGCAAAATAGAAAGCATTAAAGATCTTGTGGGATATCTTCCAAATGAAAATGAAATAATATTCATTTGGACCCTAAACAGCTTTAATGCTTTTACTTTTATACCTTACCTGATAAAATATCAGGGTAAGATTGATTCATTAACACTTTCAACCTATAGCATAAATTCAAGAATTGTTGACTCTCTCATTAAATACATCGATAAGGGGAACATTGATCATGTAACTTTATTGATATCCGATTCCCTGCATTCCCGGATGCCTGCAGTTGTCGATCATCTTGAATCATTGGTATTATCCAGAAAAGATGTGATTTCAGTTACTTATGGCTGGAATCATAGCAAAATCACACTGGTCAAATGTTCTGAAAATTATTATGTCATCGAAGGATCCGGAAATTGGTCAGAAAATTCCCGCAACGAACAATATGTTTTCCTTAAATCAAAACAAATATATGACTTCCGAATTGGATGTATACGATCTGCAATTATCAAATGATGAATTTGATCAGATAGAAAGACTGGCCGGTCTAAATTATTCGCCTGAGAAGATTGCCATGTACCTGGGAAAGGATAAACAAAGATTCATTCAATTATGGATGGATCCCGATTCTGAATTACGGTTTCATTATGAAAAAGGTGCATTGGCAGTACAAGCTGAATCAGATCAAGAATTAGTTAAAGCAGCAAAAGGCGGTAATATCACTGCCTATCAACAGTATTTAAAACAGGCCCTTTTTCAGAGAATTGATAATGTTAAGAAACGGCTCCAGATGGATATGGAAATATCTACATCTGATCGCATCCGGGAATATATCGAAAATGGAAAGGTTGGAAATATTCCGGAATCAGAAATCCAATTGTATGAACAATGGGATATGGTCCGGTGCCTGTTCAATAAAAACAATAGTAAAAGTTTCATCATTTCAGCGCTGCTCAAATCTTATAAATCATTATCCAGAACTAAGGCATATGAGATTTATGCAGACTCATTGAACTTTTTTAATCTGAATAAAGAAGTTAAGGTTGAAGCCTGGGGTAATATTTATGCTGACCGGCTTGATAATGCAGCTGCAATATGCCTTGAAATGAATGATTTTGAAACTTACAGGCGAATTATTAAGGATGCTGCCGAAATGCGTGGTGTTGGTAAAGATAAACCTATGGAACTCCCTGAAGGATTTTATAATGATAAACCGGTATTCTATGTCATGGATCCGGAAATTGTCAAAGTTAAACGAGAAGATAGAAACAGATTAATTCAATGGCTTTATTCGCTTCCTGATCTCTCTGAGGAAGATAAAAACAGATTTAACCGTGATGCTCTTATAGAAGATGCTGAATTTACCATAATTGAGGATCCAGATGAAAACTAAAATGAAATATGATCCGGAAGCCGTTCAGTTAAGATATATGAATTGGCTAGACATGATGATAAATATCATGAAGCCAAAAAATTTATATATTTATGTTGCACGGGGTGGTGGGAAAACTCAATCTATATTGGCTCACCGTACTCAGGATGTTTGCAAAGAAATGCCAGGAGGTGTGTTTTCTTTTGTTGCAGATACTTTCATAAATGCTCTAACTAATATCATACCTAACATTATAATTGGATGGAAACGTAATGGATGGCTTGAGCATGATACATTACCAGGTCATTTCATATTGGATAAAAAGCCTCCTGTTGAATTCAAAAAGAATGATCTCAGGCTTACTGATTATAATCGCACAATCAGTACATACAATGGATGTTTATTCCTTCTTAAAAGCCTTGATAGGCCTTCAATGAATGCGGGGATATCCGTGCTGCATCGTTTTGGTGATGAAACAAAATATTTTCGTGAACAGAAAATAAAAAAAACAGCTCCCACCTTGCGCGGCGATAGAAATGAATTTGGCAATTCTCCATATTTTATGGGTACCACGTTCACAAGTGATCTACCCAATCTTTCTGACGGAGAATTTGACTGGATGACACAGATGGAATTCAATGCTGATAAAAAATTGAATTATAATTTATTCCAGTTCGGTCTCATGGTTAATGAGATTGAATATGAATTATATGAAGCTATAAAAAATGAAATACCACCACGGGAAATTCAATTGATTAAAGACAAATTGGAAAGATGGAAATATAAATTTAATTTACTCAGGCGTAGGTCTACCTTTTATTATATTGCCAGTGCTCTTGTTAACATTGATATATTGACGTTTGATTATCTGATCAACAACTATCAATCTCTCTCTTATGAGGAGTTTAAAACGGCTATATTAAGCTGTAAGCCATCATTGGAACGTGGTCAACGGTTCTATACTAATTTAAATAATGATCATTTTTATCAGGATTCTTATAATTATGATAGGGCTGATTCTATGGGTATCAAAGAATTTGTACATACCAGCTTTGATCTTAGATACATTGTAAAAGAAAAGCCGATAGATGCCGGTTATGATGGTGGTAATATGATGAGCCTGGTATTCGGACAGGAACAGGGCAGTGTTTATAGAGTATTTAAATGTTTGCATACACTATCTCCTGAATGGATACGTGAGCTGGCTGATAAGTTTATAGATTTCTTTGCACAACATAAGACTAAGGTATTAAACCTTTATTATGATAGAGCAGCAAATAACTATCGTAAGGCAAAGAAAGACTGGGCATCTGAACTTAAAGCATCAATAGAGTTTAATGTTGAAGGTAGGAAGACTGGATGGCAAGTTAACCTTATGAGTATAGGACAAGGAGATATATCAATGGCAGTTGAATATAACTTCATGACAGTTCTTATGAGTGGTAAAGAGAAGCGATTACCGATACTTAAGATCTGTTCTTATGAATGTAAGGAACTTAAGAGTAGTCTTGAATTAGCAGAAGCCAAGACAGTAATGAAAGCAGGCAAGAAGGTTTTAATTAAGGTTAAGACCAGTGAGAAAAAGAAGTTATCTGATCTGCCTATGCACAGTACTAATATGTCCGATGCATTTAAGTATCTTATGTGTAGAAGAAACTATTTACAGGTTATTTCAAATTCGTCAACGCCACAGTATTCAGGTTCAGTAAGTATTTTATAAATGGCATTCTCAGTCCATGACTGAGCCGGGCTTTACATTATATCTTTTACTTTAAAAGGATGCCATTTCAATCCCTAATGCATGTGATTCTAATATTAAACTGTATGCCATTAGCATGGCATGAGATTGATTTATATGTTGGAAAAGGTATCCCGACGGGTCGGGATGGTACGTGTGGGATTTCTCATATATCCGCTTTTGGAGGGGGTGCGGTCGCACATACAGATCTGAGCGGGTCGTTGTTAATGTACACATTTTGATTTTTTGCCCTGATTTTTTGAGGGGGTTCATCCTGATTTTTAGATTTTTGATGATTCCAAACCCGTATAAATGCTTGAAAGTTGAATTTTTTTAATTTAAAGTTAATTTTATTGGTTTTAGTATGCTGATATTAAGGTATTTATATTTATTTAGATTAAAAATAAATTATTTTATAGTTGTAATGTATTGAAATACAATTATTTATAAGGGTTAAAAATAGTTATATTATTGATTTTTAAGCGTTTAAATGTACTTTGTATTAATATTTTTTGTAAATTTATATTGTAATTCATTAATTATTAATTGTCTAACTAAAATTTAAAGACATGATAACAGAAAAAAAAGGTGCAGAAGTACCAAAAACAAAAGTTTCAGAAGTCAACGCAATTGACGAAATGAAAAAATTACTCGATGAACAGCTTAAAAAGTTTGCAAACCTGAAAGAAAAAATTTCATTCCGGGACAGGTTTATGACTACTCAAACCAGGTTAAAAGACTTTGCCGAAAGCCTGAAAAAAGAAAAAGCAAAGAACAGCCCGGAAACAGATGTTTTTTATATTAAACTTTGTTCAAAACTCAGCTACAGAGAAGAAGAAGCCATCAGCGTTAACAACATTAATTTAATTGAAGAATTTTTAAATTTCATTAATGCAAAAATTGCGGTGAAAGTTTCAGAACTTGAAAAAGAAATTGTAATGTAAAAAACAATCCCCCCGAAGTACAGCATTACTAAGGGGGGATAAATTTATTAATTGTCTAACGAATTAACAGTACAAAGCTATGAAAAAGAATGAAAAGTATGAAGAAAACAGAAAAAATTTAATTGCAATCAGTCAGCCCCTCAGATTATTAGTAAAAGAAGGAGCATTAGACACGGTAAACGAAGGAGTTTTAGAACTTTATAAGAAAGAAAACCCCGAAATAAAAGAATTTAACACGTTTAACCAGTGGAAAAAACTTGGCAGGACCATAAAAAAAGGGAGTAAAGCGTTTATAATATGGGCGCAACCTACTAAAATAAAGCATCCCGACCCAATAAAAGCTGAGGAAGAACAAGATTTTCAGTATTTTCCGATATGTTATTTGTTTGCAGATACTCAGGTAATATAAGGAGATACGCAAATGAAAAAAACTAACGTGATGAATGATGTTACAATTTCGCAAGTCTGCGAACTAACTATTAATTACAGCCAAAAAATAAAAAATTCTCTTTTGCCTGCCGTTCACAGTTCAAGTGATGTTTATAATTATGTTGTTAATAATGGCATCATCAAAGGCATTAATCACCGCGAATCTATGATATGTCTTATGCTTTCAAGAGCTAATAAAATATTAGGCTATGCCCTTATAGGTCTGGGAGGAATAGCGGGAACGGTCTGCGATCCCAGACTAGTTTTTCAAATTGCACTCAAAGCAAACGCCCCTTCTATTATAATGTGCCATAACCACCCAAGCGGGAACGAGAAACCAAGTGAGGCAGATATAAAATTGACTCAGAAAATTAAAGATGGTGCGAAATTGCTAGATATTTCATTGCATGATCATTTAATTGTAACCGATGAATTATATTATAGTTTTGCAGATCAGGGAATGATGTAATTCAATATTGATTTTTGGGTAGCTCCACCCCGCGAGGGATGGGGCTTTTTTTGTGCGGACTTCTTTTTTCTTTCACACGCTAAGAAAAAAGAAGCAAAAAAGAAAGCTGTCGACACAATTTGAGAGGGTATTTTGTTTGTCCTTTCACTCCAAAGTGGTGTGGTGTAAGTTTGTTTCATGAGCGAAACAATCGGACTTTATGAGGCTATAGGAGAAATGAGAAAACTCACAGCTCAGGGTAAGTCTTTCAGCTTTGTACATGCTACTTATAATAAGGAGCATAGAAGTACAGACGGTATTCGCACAGTGTCCAGAGCCTGGTTAAGGCCAGCAGCTAAAGAAGATTCAATCATCAATGCCGATGAAAAACTATTTTATTTCGATGATCAGTTGGGGAAGCCACGTAATGCATGGCAGGTTCTGATCATGTATTTTAATGGTAAGAAAATTAAATTGAACTGAAATGACTGAAAAAATAACCCGATCCGGAACAAAGGGCTTTATAGAAACTTCTGTAGGGGTATATACATTCGATATTGCTGCATTTGATAAACTTGCACAGCCTGCGGTATTGCCGTTTTATACTCAGAATACCCTTCTTATGCCGATGCAGATAGGCGGATTCAATATCATCCCAATGGGTGAAGAAAATAACTATCCGCTTGAACTTCGTAAAATTCTTGATGATAATAACCTCACTCCTGAATTACTTAAGAAAAAACAATCCCTTTTATGGGGTCAGGGACCAGCATTATATAAGATTGTCCATCAGGATGGCAACCGTAGCCGGTATTTTGAAGAGAATAAAGACATCATGGCATGGCTTAAAACGTGGGATTGGGAAGAATACCTAAGGCGGGTAAACATCGAATACTCCATAATGGAGGGTTATTATACGAAATTTTACCGCAACAGGGGTGTCAGACTGGGACAAAAAGGCGTAATTACTGAATTAAAAATGGTGAGCAATCGCCGTGCACGCCTTGAATGGCCTGATGATTATGGTAATATTAACCATATTATTACCGGAAATTACCAGGAATCATGGAGATATGGACTTACTTCATATCCTATATGGGATAAACATAATCCATTTGCTTTCCCAGTGGCAATGAGATATAGCAATCTTTACAATTTTGCCATGAATTTTGAAGAAGATTATGCCAGATCATCATTTCATGGCAGTATAAACTGGATAAAATTGGCTTCTTCCATTGCCATCCTGCTGATGAATTATAATATAAATTCTGCAGCTATCAAATGGCATATTGAATCACCGGCAGCTTATTGGGAAATTAAAAAAGGTGAATTACAAGCTAAATGCGAATCCCTGGGTAAGGAATATAATGATAAGATGCTTGAAAAAGTTATCGATGATACTTTAAAGAAAATTGCAAACGCACTTTCCGGGATAGAAAAAGCAGGAAAATTTGTTCATACTCAAACTATGTTTGATATAAATGCAGGTTTGAATGGTGAATATGTTGGATGGAAATTTACACCTCTTGATCAAAAGGTTAAGGATTTTATTGATGCACAAATCAATATAGCCAAACATGCATTATTTGAAGCAACAGCCGGGCTTGGTTTACATGCAGCCCTTTCCAATATTACACTTGAAGGAAACCTACCATCGGGATCTGAACAGCTTTATGCTTTCAAGCTCTACCTGATGACCGGTATTGATATCCCTGAAAGCATTATCTGTAAAGACTTAAATGACGCTATTCAGATAAACTTCCCAGATACTGAATACCGGGTAGGTTTCTATCATGATGTTGTGATAACAGAAAGCCAGACAGCACCTGCAGACAGAACAGCCAATAAAGGGAACCAGGTGAATATATCCAAAAAACCGATTAATACAAAAGCAGTAGATAAAATAATATTGGATATTAATACACGAACAGAAGATAATATTGTTGGATGCCTGGATTGCCATCTGCGATTCGATTATAATTCTGTATCTGTATCGGGCTTGGGACATGTGAACTGTCCCAGATGCGGCGCAATAGTAACCCAAAATGATTAATCATGCTTTTTAATAAAGACAGTAAAGGAACCGAAGAGTTCAAGAGTTTGATAGGGTTTATTTATAAATCCCTCAAATTTGATGACATGAAGTCATATATTGCTCTTGCAGAGCGTGATTTAACCCAAATTATTGGTAAAGAAATCATAAAAACAGCCCAGAATCACTATGATTCTGATGATTTTCAAACAGAAGATCAGGATGATCAGGCTCTTTTATTGCTCGATAAGCTTGTAAATAACATGCAAATGCCACTGGCATTGAATGCTTACAGGCTTTTTGCACCCGGGAACGACCTCTCTCATGACTCTACCGGCAGGAAAATGGATGTTCCTGAAGGTCAAAAACTGCCATTTGAGTGGATGCTTGAGCGTGATGACTGGAATTTATTGGAGCTTTATCACAAATTCGTGGACCTTTTACTCGAATTTCTTGACGAAAACAAGGATATTACCAATGATGATGATCAATATGTACTTTCATCTTGGACTGAATCAGATTCTTATCTGAAATCAAAGAAATTACTCATACCCAGTGCCAAAATATTCAATGATCATTATTATATCAATGAATCACGCAGATTATTCGTTGCATTGATACCCGACCTGGTAAAAGTTGAAGCCTCCATCATTAAGCCAAGTCTGACAGCTGATTTATTTGCTGAAATAAAAGAACAGCTCATTGATGGTGACGTTACGGCCAATAATGCATTAATAGTTGAACTGATGCGCGATGCTTTAGCATCATATACAATGTCGAAAGCTTGTATGAGACTTTCCATTGAAGTCCTTCCTGATGGAGTGTTTCAGAATTATCTGGGCACTCCCGGAAGGCGCAAGGATCCGGCACCGGTTGGCGATCGGAAACAATTATCGAAAATGATAGAGCAGGAAGCCAAAGAGAAAATGGGGCAACTGCAAAAACTCATACGCAAATTATTTCCCGGTACAGCTGCCGGGGACCTCGATATATCAGACATGAATTCTTATATGGATCCCGATAACAAATATTTAAACCTCTAAATTTTTACACATGACTGAAGAGCAAAATAATCAAAAGGAAAACGAATCTGAATCAGTAACTGACAAAAGAGACAGAACTACCAGGCGGGAGGATAAACGCGCCGAGGATCTGCTCAATGAACTGATGAAAAAATTCATCGATTTCAAAAATGCAAACTTTGTGGAATTGGATGGAGATATCCTGATTGATCCCCAGGTGATGATCAGGATGGATGATTTAAACTGGGGATGGCGGGCATATTGCAAAAGTGCATATAAAAGACTGCGTATTATGCGCTATAATTTCAACGCATTTAAAGAATCTGCTGAAAAACATATTGAATCACACAGGGCTCTCTGCTGGGTTAACCGCATTATGAGTATACTGAAGGAAGATTTCAATTTTACAATTGATGAGGATCTTCCCGGACAGATTGCCAAGGGTTACAAACGTGATATTAACCCGAAAAATATTGCTATTCAAATTGTTTTATCAAAAATCGGAGACTTTATGCATACTTTCGAAATACCTGATCTTTTTTATAGAGGGAATTTTGCCTCATGCCTGGAAGAACTCTCACAACAGGAGTATATCTATTTTATAGAGCTGTATCTCAAAAATCAAAACGGAGAAATTAACAGCGAAACATTCAAATATCTGATGCTGCTGAAACTTGCCAACATCAAGCTGACACGGAAATTTAACAGGCAGGTAACAGAAGATGATCAGGAAGGATTGTTTGCCACCGACAATTTACAACGGCTCGCTGCTTTGATGGATAGTTTTTTCAAGAAAGAAACCGTGGAAGGCACAGAACAGCTAACCTTGGATATTCAGACGACAAAATGTATCATCAAAAAGGTACTGCATTATTATGGTCCCGATGATCTGATGCAAAATTGCAGTTTTTACGAATACCGCACAGCTCACGAATATTTCAGGGAATATATTACATCGGGAGATGAAAGCGCTCTCGATAGAATGATTGCCGTACTATACCGGCCAAAGAAACTGTTTTATTTTATCAGAAAGCGAATGAAATCCTTTGACGGCGATATCAGGGATTCCGTTAAAGCCATGACAAATCCCACATTAATGAACTTGAGGGCAAAAATGATTTCAAAGCTGGATTATTCCGTGAAATACGGTATCATGCTGTTTTTCTACAGCATCGAAAAGCACCTCAGAAGTGGTAAGATTGTGATCGGCGGAACGGAATGCGACATGAATGTTTTGTATGAAGGAAATGATGAGACTGAAAATGATAAGTTTCCGGGTATAGGAATGACCGGCCTGCTGTTCTCAATGGCAGAGAGTAAAGTATTCGGCAACGTGGAAGAAACCGACAAACAGGGATTATGGGATATTATGGCACGCTTGTACCAGGTTACCATCGACAATAAAAAACAATTAGCCGATCTGAAGCATGATACCACTGACTGAGTATAAGGCATATTTTGAAGGTATGATGAGAACGGATATCCGTATCAAACGGGTATTACTCGTCATCAACGAAAGCCATCTGGCAAAGGTTATCAAGGATATTGATGATGACGAACTGTTTATGATTGCCGTGATTCCTTCTGCTGATGTGAATGCCATGAATGCCGATAACCGCGGGGATATGAACGCAGGATTGATCTATATCGTGAACAAAGTGGACCGGAAAAGTTATGATGATAGTGAAATGCTGCAGGTACTCGGCCGGACACAGAGTGTGATGAATAACGTGAAGCAGAAAATGGTTGATGATTGTCAAAGTAATACTGTTACTGAGATGACTCAACTTGATTTGCCTAGCATGCACATGGATCCTGAATATGACTTCCTGGGATGCGATGGATGGAGCCTCTCTTTCAATTTTAAAACCAATGGATTTTAATACTTTAAAACACTCAAAAATGGCTTACGTAATTATCTCCTTTTTTGAAACGGTATGGAATAGAATTTATGTTCTGATTTCTGTGATACTTTCGTGTCTTTGCCCGATAAAAACCTTTTACCATATAATCGTGTTTTTTGTTATTATTAACTTCATTGCGGGCGTTACGGAAGATTTTAAAAGGGGAGAAAAGTTTTCATTCGTAAAATTCAAGACGTTTCTCCTGCGATTGATATTCTATGTATTAGCAATTACCATCATTTTTTTATTTGAAAAATATATCATTGGTGAATTTGGGATATGCTCTAAATACCTCACTACGTTCACATGCGGACTTATATCTCTTTATGAGATACACAGTTTTTTAATAAATGCGGGTAAAATCACCGGGAATCCATTATTTGGAGATATCTACGATAAGCTGAAAGAATTTTTTATGAAAAATAATGACGATAAAAAAATATAATATGAAAAAACTTTGGAAAAGATACTGGGCACCTACCGCCATATGGTCAAAGAAATTGGGTGATGCCGTGTTGGTTGCAGGGACTATAGTTACTGCATATTTACCTTCAGTTACTTTCGGTAATCCTAAATGGAATGATTACAAGTATGTTGTAACCATTGTATTAATGGTTATCGTTAAGATTGCAACGAACTTAACAGTGAAAAAAGATGCAACTGAGTAAAAATTTCAACCTGAAAGAATTTTGCCAGAGTCCGTCTGCAGCAAAGTTTGGTTTTGAAGAACAGGATAATCCGCCACAGGAAGTAATTGATAATCTCCAATTACTTTGTCAGAATGTATTACAGCCCCTTAGGGATGTTGCAGGACGATCAATAGAGATTACATCCGGATATAGATGCGTGAGATTAAATGATATGATCGGAGGGGTTAAATCGAGCCAGCACCTGGAAGGGAAAGCAGCAGATATAATATTAAATATCAATGGCCAAAATATGTCCAAAATTCTTTTTAATAAAATAATAGATCTCAATCTCCCATTTTGCCAGCTGATCGATGAAAAAAATTATTCATGGGTGCATGTAAGCTATGATAAAAACAATGTTAAGAAACAAATTTTACATCTATGAAAAAATATTTGAAAGACATTATAGGCTTTGGATGCTGTGGTGTCATGCTGATTATTGTTTTTTGCTGTTATACTCAGTTTTGCAAACGTACTCCCGATATAAAAATCATAAGGGACACTATCCCGGGCGACAGTATCCCTTATGAAGTGATCACAACTAAGCCGGTACCGGTGAATCATTATATTGACACAGGCAAAACTCATCTTATATTCCTGAAACCCGATACCGCCGAGATGATGAAGCTGATCAAACTGTTTTATACCAGGACTATTTACCGTGATACTTTGAAAAATGACACATCGGCATTGATAGTTATAGGTGATACAGTATTTATGAATGAGCTGCAGAAGCGGTTACTCATATTTCAGAATCGCAGATATACGGTAATCAATACATATATGCCGGCAGATAAGCCCCGAAACAGGCTTTTCATTGGCGCTATTGCAGGAGGTAATGCAAAGAAATTTGATTTCGGACCGTCAGCGTTATTCGTAACGAAGAAATCAATTGCATTCGGGTACCAATATGAGGTACTCGATAAACGGCATTTTGTTTCGCTATACTGGACTCCATTTAAAGCAGTTAAATAAATCATTATATGGGAATACTTGGTAAAATAATAAAGACAACATTATCAGTGGCAGAAATACCAATAGTTGTTATTAAAGATTCTGTTACCGTGGGAGGTACAATGGTAGGCCGTGAACAATCATATACCGGAGAAAAACTAAAAGAATTGAAGAAAGATTATGATCAGCTGAAGGAAAAACTTGAAGATCTATAACCATGAAAATTGCATATTGTTTTCTCGGCCACGTACGCACGTACAAGCAAACTTATCAGAACTTTTTTAATAATGTATTCAACCAGGCACCTGGTGATATCTTCATCCATACATGGAGTGAGACGTCGAATACAAATGACAGCTGGTGGGTGAAAATGGAAGGCAATAATAAACTTCTTGAAGAAGCACGCAAACCCATCAACCAGGAAGAGATCATCCGCATATACAAGCCAAAGGATATGCTGGTAGAACACCAGAGAAGCGTTTTACCGATACCCGGATGGAACAGGGGGCATAATCCTTACTGCCTTAAGATCGCATTTGAGAGCTGCCGCAAGTCGGTGAACCTGGCAAAGAAATATGGACCGTATGACCGTATATTTGTGTGCAGGATGGATCTGAATTATATTTCAAAGTTCGATCCATGGGAATATCAAAGCGACAGGCTGTATGTTTCACCACATTCGCAGTTTCTCGACCAGGGAGCATGTTCTGATATATGGGAACATGGGACTCAGGACCTGATTGATAAAGTTGCGGACTTTTACTGGCACATCGACCACGATGTGTTCATGAACCCGGATAAGAACCCGCATACTGAATTCATTTATCATCGCTATCTGAAGAAACTTAATATTCCGATATCTGTTTCTAAACTGAATTTTCAGGTTATCCGGATGTTCGGGATGCCGCTATTGCAATTTAATCTGAGTTACCGCTATTTGGGAACGGCAAATTAATCACCTTAATATATACAACTATGTCGAAAAGTAAGTTTTTTGAAATTCCGGAACTGGGCAGCGTGATCGACCTGAATTCCGGGAATGTTTTCCCGATGGAAAACGGACAGTATGACCTGGATGAAGAAAAGGCAAAACACATCTGTGACTATTCACAGGAACACTTATGCCACATGAAGAAAGAAAGCCTGATTGTAATAGCAAAACATTGCTATGCAGAAAAAAAAGAGTAAATATTTAATAAAATAAATGATATCAACAGAAATTCCAAGAAGAAATCGACTGGATCTAAATACACCAGCTGAAAAAGCAATTTATGAAGCAATACAGGAAGTAGAGGAACTTGGTGCAGATGTTAAATTAACAGAAGCAGTAACTTTACTTGTAAAAGCTAAAGATATGGTTGCTGATTATGTAGATAAATTATAATAATTTTACAATTGTCATTGCTAAAAGATTTAATGTAATTCTCCGACTCCCGGGCGAATGTTCGGGAGTTTTTTGTTTTTTTTGTATCTTGCACAAAATTTTAAACAATGAAAAATATAATCCTTTTTCTATTCTTATCCCTGCCGGTAATTGGTATGGGGCAGATTAACGATTGCAATGTTCAAATTACTACTGATGAATATACAAAACAAAAAACAATCGAAACTGAATATCAAACAATTAACAATGGCAAATATAAATTTACTGTTGATGGTAATAACATATATATGTATTTACGATTAGATCAACCTTCTGCATTTACAGTTTATAAAACAGATACTTTATATATGTTATTTGATGATAAGGAAATATTAAAATATTCATTTATAATCCCTTTTTATTCAAAATATAATGAATATGATGAAAAATTTCAAGTTTTTGTTATAGTCGCATTGACACCGAAGATGTTTAATAAAATGGGGAAAGTTAAAATTACTGGAATTAAATTATTATTTGAATATTCATTTTCAGAGGATTCAAAAAATATTCTTATTAAAGATTTATCATGTATTGAAAAATATTTGAAATAATATTTGCATTTGCTATTTCATTGTTTGTATATTTGCAGCGTTACTTAACGATCACCCATGTTGACAACCATTAATCTTAATAGAGGAAGTTCCTCTGGTTCGCCACCCGCAAGGGTTGGTGACGGTCTGATCACCGGTAACGCCAGAGGAACTTCCTTTTTTAGGAGATACAACCAATGTCACACAATGACAAAAATTCACCAAAAATTGAAGTAGAAGGATTACACCTTACCAGTAACCTGATCGAAATCCTTAAAGAAATCAAACAACAACCCGCTCTCGAAAGCATTTGTACCATTTCGCAAGGCGTTATCGCCATGAATGCGGCCGAAGGATGCTTTTCGCGCGAAGCTGTGGATCCAGAGTTTTTTGATTTGCAGTATTTTTTAATCAACATCATTGCCGAGCTTCATAAATAAAATTATGAAACGCATCAGGCTATTCATGAGTGTAATGGTACAGCTTGCCGTTATGCTCCGGCGCGGGTCCGAAATTACCCGGATAAGCCGCGAACATCTTCAGGAAAACCTCGTAGATATTTACGATGGTAAACGCGACATCATGCTCAGCATTTATGTGAACTACGATTTTAAAGCAAACGAATTTGTGTGCGAATGTACCCGCATTATCAACGAGCCGGTGCAGGAAAGGAGGCGGGGATGATCGGCCGTAAATTTTTCAGGAACAAGGAAATGGTTTCCGTTGGAGACGAAATCATAGATCCGGAATCCTTATGGGAACTTACCGACATGGACACCCGGCTCCGCCTGGTAGACGATGATGCTTTTATTACCGTTAGCTACGAGGAGAACAAAGAAAACTTTAAATCCGAAGCCAATGGAACCATACATTAATTGGGATCCGATGTTATGCAGCAAAGAATGGCTGTTGAAACACATCAATACTTCCATAAATGAAGCCGAAACTTTCCTTAAAAACACGGATAACCATTGTAACCCGGATACTCCCGCCATTGTAACTTATCTGGATGAATTGTGTTATTACCGCAATGATACCGAAGCTAATGAAATTATTATGCAATACGACAGGGAATGTATATGCGATCTAATACAATCGGTAAGCATACTAACCGGAAACTCAGTATTTGAATCATTTTTTTGTTAAATTTGTAATCATGGCAAAAGTTATAACGTTTTCTGAAAAATTTCCTCCTTATCATCCAAGAGCCGGTGAACCAACATATTTTCCACAAATGATTTGTCAGGGAGTTTATCCTTATATACCAATTATTGCAATTAATGCAGATCCATTTTTAACCGCAATGATATCTTCTCCAAAATATCATACAATAAGAGTCGGAAACAGGTTTAAAGAAGGTGATTATTTTAGTCCACGAGTATGGTCTGATAAACCTTATAAAAGCAAACAACAAAGTTTTTGCGATGATATTGAGGTTAAAAAAGTATTTGATATTTCAATTTTGGAAACATATGAGGTATTTATAAATGGTAGTTTTTATGGATCATTTGGTAGTGAAAATTTAAATATTCTTGCTCAAAATGATGGCCTTTCTCATAATGATTTCAGAGATTGGTTTATTAAAAAACTGCCATTTAAAGGACAGATCATTTGTTGGTCTGATAAAGTAAATTATTAATTCACTTAAAAGTTAATTTTATGAAAATAGAAACTAAATACAGAATATTAAGAATGGTGAGTAGGATATTGTCTATTCCAATTCCTCGGATAGATCAACTTGGAATAATATCCAAAGATGCAAAAATTGTTCCGGTAATTTTCAGAACTGAAACCCGTAAAGAGCCAATAATTATGGAAGCATTGGAGAATCCAACGAATTCAGAATATTTGAAAGAGTTTGTTAATAAATTAATCATGGAAAGTATTCCATTTATGATTAATAGTATGATTGATAATAAATTGATTGATTTTACATATGGAGATATGCCTGGAGGAAAATTATTTCTTGAGTTTAAAATTAATGCTGTAAGAAAGGATTGAATCATTAATTAACCTATAGGTTTTCTTTCAGAAGCCACTCCATCCGGGTGGCTTTTTTTGTGTCCTTTCATGCAGAATTTACCGGAGTTAATATTGTAACATGGAAGGTAAATTCGATGAGTTACAACTGGCGTTTATTGATGATGTTCTCTATCAGCATGGAGATTTCCTGCAGGAACTTTTCATGGCCGAGATTGAACGTAAAGGACTGGTGAAATCGGAGGATCTTCTTAACAGCATTGATTACAAGGTAACGAAAGAAGGTATTAATCCCAAGCTTTCAATGAGTTTTCTTAGTTACGGCCGTGCTATCGAAATCAGGCTCAATTCTAAAAACACAACAAAATTTAAGGCTCCCAGTACAAATTCAATAGTATGGGGAATGAGAAACGCCCCCAGGCGAAAGAAGATGAAGGATGCCCGCTGGTATGCCCGTAATGCATACGGATCGCTCAACCGCCTGATCGGGATTTTGATGTACGAATATTCTGACGAAGTAATTGCTTTCCTTAAACAACGATTTGAATACATAAATCAGCAATCATGAGTTTAAAAATTGACCGCGTTCAACTTGACATTATTATTAATAATGATCAAAACCGTAAACAGATAAGAGTGTTGAATGATGATATAAAGGAACTGGAAAAATCGGTAAACCGGCTTAAAAATACATCATTCAAAGGTAAAACAGAAGCCGAAATTGCATCTGCCGCAAAACTTGGCAATACCGAGGCTCAGGAAATGTTGCGAAACATTGAACTGATAAAGGCTAAAAAAACACAAATTGATAATGTTTACCGTTCCATTGGCATTGGTAATATGACATTGAAAGAACTGGTGCAACATCAGCGCGAACTCAATATGTTAAGGCAGCACATGGATCCCAACAGTGCGGCATTTAAAACCCTGGAGAAAGAACTTGCCGAAATCAATAACCGGACTAAAGAATTGAATTCTAACCTCAAAAAAACTGCTGATGATATGGCCGGGCATAAAAGTGTTTTCTCGGGATTTTTCGGAGGATTGAAAAAGCAGATACAGGAATTCGGGGCTGCTATTCTGGCGGCATTTGCAGTATCAGAAATAGTGGGTTATGTGAAAGAAGGAATATCGGCCGCCATGAAGATGAAAGATGCTGAACGATTGCTCCTGGTAGAACTGGAAGGTAATAAAAAAGTACAGAAAGAACTCATCGCCCTGGCTGATGAACGTTCAGCTCATACAATGTATTCGCGTATGGAAATATTAGATGGAGAGAAGTTTCTTGCCATCCAGAAGCGTAGTCCGGAACAAATAAGAAAAACCATTGTAGCCGCTACAGAACTTGCAACTCTTATGGGAGGTTCATTCGACGAAGCAGTGAAAATGCTTGATGGTACTATGGAAGGAAAATTAGGCAAAGGACTTGGTAAGATTGAAAAAGCTTTCAAAGATTGTACAAAAGAACAATTATATTCAGGTGAAGCCATTGATATTGTTGGTAAAAAGTATAAAAATATAGCAGAAAATGAAATGCAGCAGCAAGAAGGAAAATTAAATCTTCTTGAAAAAGCATGGAAAGGATTGAGAAGATCTGTCGGTGAAATATTTACCAATTCAAATTATTTTACCGGATCTATTACCGGAGCAACATCATTTCTCAAAGCTTTAAGAGAAAATCTGGGTACGGTAATATTCTTTGTTAAGGCAATTGCAACCTTATCAATCGGATTGATTGCTTATAAAGGCACAATGTTTCTAATTACCAATATTGAAAAAATTGCAACAGGTGTAAGAACTGCTTATATAACAGTTACAAATCTTTATTCTAAAGCTACTGAGGTAGCAACAGCTGAAACTAAAGCCTTAAATGCAGCAAATAAAGGAAATATGTGGAGTGCAATAATCAGCTTGATTGCGATGGCTGGATCTGCTCTATTACTTTATTGGAATAACCTGAAAGGTGCAACGGTTGCCGGTGCTGAATTTTACGGAAATATAAAAAAGGAACAATCAACTATGACAAGCCTTTTTGATACTGCAAAAAATTTGAATGAAAATACTGAAGTACGTAAAGCTGCAATTTCAAAAATAAATGAATTATATGGTGAATATCTTCCCCATCTATTAACAGAAAAATCATCGCTTGCTGATATTGAAAAAGCTCAAAATCTTGTAAATAATGGCCTGATAAAAAGCATTGCGATCAAATCGAGGATGAATGAAATTGATAGTGTTATTGAGGAATCATCAAAGACTCAGCAAGAATCAATGACCAAATTAAATAAATTGATCATTGGATCGAAGGGAGAAGATTTTGCAGGTTCTGTAGGAGTTGAAAAGATTAAGGATGTTACAAAATATATTTATGAATTGAATAAGGCCGGGACTAACTGGGGTGAAACATTAACCGGTATGTCTAAAT